AACGAATGGCAGAAACATCTCAAGACCGAACGCAAAAAATTGTATAGAGGGAAAGCACTATGAAAAACAAGATTGAACAACTGATGCTCAACTATCCCAAGGCAATGGATGATGACAACTTTCTCCAAGCGTTGGTTTGGAAAGGAGAACTTGGAGCAAACCCAAATATGTCAGCAATGGACTTTCTGAGAATGTATGCTGCTGGGGCTTTCACCTCACCGGAAACAATCAGAAGGACTCGTGCTAAGTTGCAAGAGGAGAAAGAATATCTCAGAGGAAGCAAGTACAAGATTCGCCACGAGCATCAAGAGAAGTGGAAAAAGGATTTGGGATATTGATCAAATCTTTTATCTTTGCATAACCATACACGAATAGTTCATCACCGAGAGAGAGTCGGTTCAGAACAAAATACATTCGCCCGTTGTGGTTAGGTGTCTCTCTCACGCCTAACTGCTTCGGGCTTTTTTTATGGCTGAAAACAAGAAATCATTCGTTCTGTATTGTGACCTGATTCACACGATAGAACAACTTAATAACGAACAAGCAGGGGACTTGTTCAAGCATATCCTCAGATATGTCAATGATCAAAACCCAGAGGCTGAAAGTGTAATCACTAAGATTGCTTTTGAACCAATCAAGCAACAACTCAAGAGAGATTTGCAGAAGTATGAACAGATACGAGAACGCAACTCCGCAAACGCTCGTAAGCGATGGGATGCGACCGCATCCGACCGCATACCAAACGATGCCAAAAATGCCGATAATGTAAATGATAATGTAAATGATAATGATAATGTAAGAAAGAAATTTGTTCCTCCTACGAAGGAAGAAATCAATTCAGAGTTTCCCGGTTTTGATGCTGAACGCTTTATTGACTTTTATTCCTCAAAGGGATGGATGGTTGGCAAGAACAAGATGAAGGATTGGAAAGCGAGTGTGAGAACTTGGCTTCGTTCTTCCGACCAAAAAACCGAACTTGCTGCACCAAAATACAAAAAAGCCACACTATGAGTCCAAGTGAATACATTCTCGCCTCGGCAATGTTTGATGAAACCACACGAGTCAAACTCCTTGCCGTCAATTCAAAATGGTTTGAGTCACCGATAGACAAAGCCATTGCTAAGGTTCAAGAACTCTACCTCGCTGGTAAGCCTTTGAACAATCACAACATCTTGATTGAACTCAAGGAGACAATGGACTTCAGACGCTTGGTGATGATTCAAGGAATGGCAACTGAGTATTCTCAGGTTGATGCTTACCTAAAACAACTCGCCAAGAAATACGAACACGAGCGACTCGTTGCAGGACTTGCACAAATAGATACCAAAGGAGACATCGTTTCTCAATTGACTACCTTAATCTCAACCGCAACGATTCAGATGGATAGAGAGCCTATCACCTCACGCAAGGCAATCAACAAGGCTTGTGATGACATCTGTGAGGCTTTCCAAAGACAAGATCAAACCAACGGAATGATCACGGGTTGGAGATACCTTGACAAATACTTGGGAGGTTGGAACAGAGGAGACCTTATCATCTGTGCAGGAAGACCGGGAATGGGTAAGTCAGCCATCGCAATGACTTGGGCTTTGTTGGCGGCCGAGAGATACAAGGTTCTTTTTCTTTCATTAGAGATGTCTGTTGATCAACTTGCACGAAGAATCCTAACCCACGAAACCCATATTGAGAACTACAAAATCAGAAGCAACTCTCTTTCTCAAGGTCATATTGATAGGATAGTTGAATACACCATCGCTGACAACCCGGTTCTGTGGTTAGATGATGACACCTCCATCCGAATAGACAAACTGCTTGGCAAACTCAAAATCCACCAGCAGAAGAACGGGCTTGATATTGTTGTCATCGACTACATCCAATTAATGAAAGGAACAAAAGCAAACCGCCAAGAGGAAGTTGCTGAGATTTCTCGCAACCTCAAACTCATTGCAAAGGAGTTGGGCATCTGTATCATTGCCCTCTCGCAACTTTCAAGAGCCGTAGAGCAACGCTCAGACCATAGACCAATGCTTTCAGACCTTCGGGAGTCAGGAGCGATTGAGCAAGACGCTGATGCAATTCTTTTCCCTTACCGACCTTGTTACTACCAAGATGACAAACCAGCAACAGAAGACGCTGAGTTAATGATTGCCAAAAACCGACACGGAGAATGTGTGACCATAGATGTCAAGTTTACGGGGTCACTAACCAAATTCACAGAATGAAAGACCTATACAAAGAAAACACCGAACTCAAAATCCAGAACACTCGCCTTCTGAAGAAATGCCAAACGCTCTGGTCTAACCTTGCCAACGCAAGACAATCAATCAAGGAATACAAAATTCTCTTGCAAGATTTAGAGAACCCGATTGACCGTAATGCACCACTTGAGGAAATAGCAAAAGCCGTTTCTCAAGCCTCCGGTGTTCCCATATCTGATATGAGGTCACCAAACCGAGAGCGTCACAATGTCATTGCAAGACAAGTGTTCTTCTACATCGGAAGACGGGCAGGATTCTCTTGGTTGCAGTTAGGTCAGTTTATGCTTCGTGACCATTCAACCGCCATTCACGGATACCGCCAAATACAAGACCTTATCTCATTACCTAAATCAAATTTCGTTGAAGTCCAAACCTACATACACGCCAGGGAAATCTTGGCTGCTCGTGATGCGGAAAGGTATCAATCAATCTGACATCTGTTGTGCTACAGAAGCCCAAGTCAAATTTTATCGCAAGAAGTACGAGAAAGATGGATGGGAGTTTTACGAGTTGAGAACTTGTGGAAAATAAACAACAAAATTGAACAAACTTTGAAATATCACAAAAGAGGAAATCATATCGGAGTTGACTCGTGAAGAATGGGTGAGAGGCTTCTGCATCAAAGTCGGCAAAGACCTTGCATCTGACCTCTATCAAGAACTCTTTCTTATCCTTTGCGAGAAGTCCGAATCTTGGATTGTTGAGAAGTACGAGTCAGGCTATTGGGCTGGGTTTGTGTCTCGCATCATCTTAAATCAATTCTACAGCAAACGGACTTCCTTTGAAAAGAACTTCATTAGACCTATCGGGATGGAGGACACAAGCCAAGTAGAAATTGAGTGCGAAGATGAACCATACACCGAACATCATCAAGAGGCCATTGATGCCGTCCTTGAGAAGTGCGATTGGTACGAGTCACGAATCTGGGAACTCTGGTCAAAAGGCGATGACAACATTAGACCTCGGTCAGCAAGAGCAATTGCACGAGTCACCGACATCAGCCGTCAAGAAATCCTCCGAGTGGTCAACGAACTAAAAATAAAAATCAACGATGAATACCTTATTAGAAATAATCGGAGTCAGTTGTCTCTCAATCATATTTGTCTCCGAGATAGGTTGGAAGGCGAAGATTAAACCTTTCACCTGCGAACTATGTATGGCGTGGTGGATGGGGCTTCTGCTCTTTCTTCCGCTTTATGGGTGGAGTGGCATTCCCTTTGCTGCTCTCTCTGGGTGGCTATCAACGACCATTAATAGATACTTATAACCTACAATTGAGCCATAAATGAAACATTATAGCCCAAAAACAGACATCAAGTGGGTAGCATTCCTACTCGTTACTCAAACCCTTTATTCTTTCTTTATATGACCCAAGAAGACATTCAATTTATCCTTGACATTCGCCATCTGTTCACTCAATGGAAGCAGTCAGGCTTTTTCCGCACCACTCCCGAACAAGGAGTCCGACTTAGAACCATCTACCAGAGCGAAATGGGCAGACCGATGCCAACCTGCTCTACTTGCTTTGTAGATGCTTTTTACTCTTTGATCATTAGAGCAGAAGCATTGTCAACCCCAACCCCTGAACCAACTCCCGAAATTGAAGCAGCACAGATAGCAGATGATGAACAACCTACGAAGCGTAGACGAACTCGCAAGTGAGGAATGGTTCTTTGCAAAACCTTGGTTGGTAGTTGGTACTGGTCAGAGTTTGGAGAATTGGAAACCTACCGATGAGTACAACATCTGGACAATCAACGCTGCTATTGATGTGACTAAATATGCAGACATCGCAGCACTGCACGATCCTATCATCTACCAAACCCCAACCAAGTTCATAAAGTCACCTATCAACGCTCGTTACATTTTGACCCGTACTTGTTCAACACCCATAACAAGCAACACTATCTTTGTGCAATTCGCTATTGACCCAAACAAAGGACTACCTCAGCACAATACCCACAACTCGTCTGGGTTTGCGTTTTCTTTTCTATGCCCAAGAGTAAAGACAATCTACACTCTCGGCATTGACGGAGGCAGAGGTACTTTCAAGGGACTCAAGGAATCCTACCAGCACAACGAACGAGCCGAGGATTTCAACGCTCACAACCAAGCGATGAGCAACTATGTCAAACAACACGGAACAGAGATAATTCGCTTATGAAGAATCACACCAAGGTATATCTGAAAGAAATGAACTACCACGAAACCGACTTCATCCCTTGTGAGATGTGCGGTCAAAAAGCGGTGGATATTCATCACATAGATGCAAGAGGAATGGGAGGTTCAAAAGAAAAGGATGTAATTGAAAACCTGATGGGGCTTTGCCGGTCTTGTCATATCAGATACGGAGACAAGAAAGAAGAGAAAGCAATGCTCCGTGTCACCCACCTTGTAAAACTAAGCCAAAGAAAATGCAAATAGTAAAACTGAAAGACATCAAACCCAACCCCAATAACCCTCGCATCATTAAGGATGAGAAGTTTCAGAAGTTGGTAGCATCAATCAAGGAGTTTCCTCAGATGCTTGAGATTCGCCCCGTAGTCGTCAACAAGGATATGATTGTCCTTGGTGGTAATATGCGACTTAAAGCCCTGAAAGAAGCCGGACTGACGGAAGTTCCTTGCATTATTGCAGATGAACTCACCGAGGACCAGCAGCGTCAATTCATTATCAAAGACAATGTCGGTTACGGAGAATGGGATTGGGAGATGTTAGCAAATGAATGGGACGCCAATGAACTAACGGAATGGGGCATTGAAGTTTGGCAACCACCAGTTGATGCCGATTATAGCATATTGGATGATCTTGATGTTGATTCCGTATTAGATGATATGGAAGGTAGTGTAAAAAAAGCCATACAGATTGAATTTGATATTGAGCATTATCCAGAAGCACAAGAATTAATTAAGTTTTGGAGAGAACGAGAGGCATACATAGGAGGTATGATTTTAGAATACTTGAGGGAGGAAAAAAATAAGTTATGAAATGTCTCGTAGCCATACCTTCAAAATCCAGATCAAAAAATATTGAACGCTATGTTTTGCCATTTGTCAATAAATTAGGTTTAGATTATAAAATTTTTATAGAGCCACAGGATTATGAATCCTATAAGGCGTATAGTAATATTATAATTCTTCCGGAGAACAACAAAGGCTTAGGCTATTCAACAATGCATATTAAGAAATATGCCGAAGAGAATGGCTATGATTTAATTTTTAAGAATGATGACGATGTCAAAAGTATTGGACAGATAGAGAATGACATAGATAAAATTTTGTCAGCCTTCCAATTAAAAAAAATCGGAGCAGTAGTTTTTCCATATAGTTTTGAATTTTATTCAAAAACGGAAAAGTTGTTTACCAGAATAAACAAGAGAGTTCAAACATCATATATCATACGAACAGACATTTTTGAGCCGAGAGAAGATGTAAGTACATTTGAAGATTTCTACGAATATCTGATTTTAAGAAAAAAAGGTTATGATACTTTGTTTTGTTCCAGACATTTAATTGAATGCGCCCCGGTCGGAGGAGGACAAGGTGGATTGCAGTTGTTTGACAGATCAGAAATGGCTTTAAAGGAAATACAAATCTTCAAAAGTATTGATCCGACAATAGCAGTAATATCTAAGCCGGATAAACCTTGGAAGTACGAACCAAAATTTACAGACAAAAAATACAAAAGCAAATCTCTATGAAACGAATAGATTTAATACCAGTTGAGCATCAAATCAAAATCGGTGACAACTGCCCATATATAGAACCAAACATTACAGAAGATTGCATTTTTTATGCTGATGGAGAACCGATTGGATTCTATATAACGAAAATGAACGAAAAGGCTTGTAAACTTGCTGATTTAGCGAACAAAGAGTTCAATAGCAACAATGTTCCAAAATCTATGATGAACAGAAGTAGTTCAGTGAAAAAATTTTATGAAGGCGGTATGGAGGCAATGAAAGAAGGAGTACAACAATTTTCAACAATTATTGGGTCAGTTCCTCCAAGACCTCATATGAGAAGACCATACCCATCCGTTAGCAGCGTACATCAAGTAAAATCTGCAAGAACCTTTATTAAGGCTATGCTTGGTTTGGCTTTGGAGTCTGAAAAAATTATTCAAGAAATATTGCCGGAACAATATAAAACTCAATTAAAATTATTTGAACAAGTCCCAAAGCAATGGAGATTTGCAAATATGTTTACTTCATCAATTAGTAATTATAACATACCAGCAGCGTTTCACCGAGATACGGGCAACATAAAAGGGGCTGTCAATGTAATTATATGCAAGAAAAGCAATGCAAAAGGAGGAGACTTGCATATTCCAGATTATAATGCAACTATTGGTCAACAAGACAACTCTATGTTAGTTTATCCGGCTTGGAGAAATGTACACGGAGTAACTCCAATTTTACCGACACACGAAGGAGGTTATCGGAATTCACTTGTTTTTTACCCGTTAGCAGCCTTTATAGAAAAATAATTTTTGATTTTCAAAAAGTTTTTTTCATCTTCGTTGTATGAATAACCTATCAAAACTTACAAACTGGGAACGCCAAAAGGCAATTTACATTCTTCACAAGGCAGAACAATTCGGCTTAGCAACAACCGAACACACACAACTTGGAGTCAATCCACATTCGGGCAATACTTGGGTCTGGGATGAAGATTGGTTGGTTTGTTTGTATATGCCAATCAACTGCGAATTGCAAACCTCAGACATTTGGGTATGCTGGACAAACCCGGAAAGCGGAGAAGAACACGAATTGCCACTTTCAGAATTTGATAACATCATTGAGATGAACAAATGGGTTCAAGAATTGGAAGAATCTATCTACGATTAAAAAGAAAAAACAACGAGAATGGCAAACGAACAGAACCTCAAACCAATTCAGAAAGGGCAAGTGCTAAATCCCAACGGCAGACCCAAGAAGATTGAGACCATCCTCAAGGATGTGTTCCTTGCCGAATACAACACAAAACTAACAAATAGTCAAGCCCAAGACATCATCAAGGGACTTCTTACCAAGAGCAGAAGCGAACTGATTGACCTTGCCAAAAATGATGACCTCCCTTTCTGGATTTCTATGATTGCCAAAAAAGCGACAAGGGATTACGAGAGAGGGAGCATACATTTGGTGGAACTTTTGTTTGACCGGGTATATGGTAAGCCCAAGGAAACGATTGATCAAACGATTGAAGCCAAGACATTCAATGTGACGCTCAATCTCAAAAACGACAAATAAAACAATGTGAAACAAAACCCTTCATTTTACATATGTAGATAAGTGATGTATTTTAGAAAACTATGGAAAAACTATATTTTGGAAACGGATGGGAAGACCAGTATGGGATGAACATCAGCATCAACATCAAAGCAGTACAAGAGGCTTTGGAATCAGGACAACTTGAAATGAACTCTTATGGAGATATCAAACTGAGAGTCGGCAAACGCCAAGCACCTCACGAGAAATC